TAAATCTAACACACTGTAATGAAAAAAACCAATAAATAAATTTATTTACCTAAATAGGTGCTTATATATTGAGTATTTTAATAAAAAATGAAAAAGTAAAAAAAAATATTTATATATAATAGATTTATATATTATATTTTTTGAAATCTATAATGATAATTATCTGATTTAGTATTTTTACCTGCGACATCTTTATATTTTTCTTCATTTTCTTTGCCTTTATTATTAGCAGGACCTAAAATAGTTGCTTTATATTTACCTTTACTATTATTTATTATTTCCACTATTTTTTTATTCATATTATATGCAGTAGTTGAAATTGAATTATAATTTGGTTTACCAGTATCAATAGAAACATTCATATCTAACAACATAAATAATAATTTTGTTGTCATTCCTTTTTCAGTTGAAAAATTTTCAATGTGTCTAACAACAACTTTCATTTTATCTTTACTATCATTTGAAATACCAGCTACTAATTGATCATTTTTATAAAGGTTATATGCCATATAACATTCAGAATAATCTGATTTTTTCCATTTTTCATATTTAATTTCATATTTATCATCAGATAATTTTTAATTATTATCTTCTTTTATAAATTGTATATATGTCTTCATTTTTTAAATATTATATGTTAAATTTATTTGTATCAGCTATTAACTCTAATTCTTTCTTATTCTCGCTCCAATATTTAATCTCAGATGTTGAAAAAACTCTTCTATCAGTAATATAACTATTACCTATAAATTTAATATAATATGTAAAATTTCTATTGACTTCTTTTATTCTACCTATTACTGATGGCATATCATTTAAAATAACATAATCATCAATTTTTGGGTTTTGATTAACGATCTCATATTTTTTTAAGTATTTCATATTTCATATTTTATTTTATAATATATCAAGAATAAAATTAATTATTCTACTACTATTTTTTCGTAATCTGATAATTCTGAGAAATCTATTTTAGGTAAAATGAAATCTGATATAATATATGTTTTATTATCATTTAAGTCATTATCAATAATATAATCTATTGCTGCACGTAAATCAGAACCTCCAGCACCAAATTTAAATTTCAAATATAATAAATTATGTATATTATTAATTACAGTAACATCATCAATTTTATCTGATACTTGTATAACATTAATATTACAACAGTAATCATCTATCATATCTATTTCAGTTATAGCTTTTTGTAATTGATCATCTGACATACTTGCAGAAGTATCAATAATAACATTAATTTCATTTTGTGCTGTAAAATTTTCGAATGTTTTTATTTTTTTCATCTTTATTATTTTTATAATGTTATATATTTATTTTTTATTTCACTTTTTTCACCTAATACGCAATTCAAATAATTTATAAAAATTTGTTCATATTTCATCAATTCGTCAGGATTATGTTCTACTTCATAATCTTTCATCATTAATCTAATTGTATTTTCTGGAGAATTTGATTTCAATAAAAATTTAATTTGATTTATAAATGGTATATATTCGAACCAAACATTTGGATATCCATTATAACCGAAGCAATCTTTTGAGTCAAATACATTAGAATTAGCATCGACTTTAGTTCCAGTAATAAATTCATTTTTTATTTTCGGTGAATCTTTATAATCTCTCCAAGATATAACATGACCAACTTCATGTATTATCCAACCTTCAACATCATTTTTCCATTGAGATTTTTCAAAAACTATTATATTAAGTTTTCTTAAAGATACACTATGACCAGTTTTACCAAAATTTTTTAGAACTCCATCTGGAATAATACCGACTATTATATTTTCAGGTTCATAAAAAGTTAATTCTATATTTTCTATGCTTAATTTATCATATCCCATTTGAGAAAATGAATTAATTATATAATTTTTACATTTAAGTACAATGGTAGAATCTTCTAAAATTTTTTTACCTAATGTTTTACTTTCAGCAAACAATTGTTTATCTTCTCTATCATTAGATAGAAATAGTTCTACTTGATTTTTAAAAAGATCTCCAATACTTGCTTCATTTATAAATTGAATATATGTCTTCATATTTTTAAACTTATTTTTTATTAGTATATATATTAAAATAAAAATGATATGTTAGAAAAAATAAAAACATTAGATTATATATCAGTAAAAGAAACTGACAATTTAGAAAAAATATCTTTACTATATGTTAATGAAGATAATAATGTATATACTAAGACAGTATCTGCAGGCACGTTTAAAATTGATGATTTAGAAAATATTCCTGAACTTATTGAAAAAATTTTTATAAATAAAATTAAAGATATTAAAAGAAATTCAACAAATATTAATATTAATATTGATGAAATAGCGAATTATATTAATGATAATTTTAAAATATTAAAAGAATCAACTATCAAAATTGGATATGATGATAAATTTATTATAATACCTAAAAAAATACATATCACAAAAAACAATAATGATTTAATAGATATTATAAATGAAAAAAATATTAATATACCTATCATTATTTCTGAATATTTAAATGACGAAATCATATTTGGGTATAAAACTAATATTGATCAGCCAGGTATCATTGTAGCTACTAACGAAAATGCTTTAAATGATAAAAATAATATTAAAATAGCATTAATTGATATAGGAATGTTTCCTGAAAAAGCATATTATATAATAAAAATAATTAAAAAACATGAAAATTAAAATAACAGAAAAAACCGGTATTTTATCACAAAAACAATTAGAAGATGATATCATATCACACATTGATGAAAATGTTGATAATATAGAAACAAATGGAAATATTGCTACTATTTTGTGTGATAGTAGTTTATATAAATTACCAAGTTTAAATAAAGATCAAAAAATATATACTGTTGGTTTATTTAATAATATTACACTAAATGTTAATACTTATCAGAAATGGGACGATAATAAAATATATTTAAAAAAAGATAATGAAATAATATTAGAAATTGAGATTATTGATGAAAATAATTGGTTAATATAAAATATCATAAAATATTAAAATTGGTGATAATGTTGTTTACATTAAAAAATAAATATGAAACTTTTTTATGATTCTATATTAGAATTCATAGAAGGAAACATATACAAAAATTAAAGATATTTATAATGTAAATTTAAAAAAAGATTACACCTATTAACTATGACATATTTTTAATAATCAATAGTAAGTAATTCTATAGAATCAGGTGAAATATTATCATATGTATAAAATGCGTCAAATCCAGATACTTCAACGTTTTTTTCTGACCTAAGATACATTGGGTCATAATATAATTTTATATTTATTAATTTTTTATTAATTTTTAATATTATAAACCTATCGCCAGAATAATCTCCATATTTATCTTCTAGTAATCGCAAATAATGATTAGCTCCAGTTAAATTACTCATTAAATAAATTCTATCTGGATGTGATTCTATTTTATTATTTGATTTTGGAATTAATCCGTTTTTTAATATATTTTTAATATTTTTTTTATCAGTAACGTGATATAAATTATCTATATTATCTATATTTTCGATATCAAACTTTTTTATAAGTGTAAAATTAATATATGTATAAATATCAGATAAAATATTATTATTTTCTGGTTGTTTATTAATTCTTTTTTTCTCATCATAACTATATGAAGATATTACATAACCACAAACTTTCAATATATTTAAAATATCAAGATATGATTTTTTAATGAATTTTTTTGAAAATCTAGCATAAATACCTTGTGCGGATTGCCTTATATTACTATCATTTTCATTATATTTAACAAGTAAATTATTTAATAATTTTATGATTATATTATAATCATAAGTTTTTATCAATCCTTCAAATTTTTTTAAATATTTCATTTTTTATAAATTAAATTTATCAGTATCTAATTTCAATTTTAAGTCATCTATTGTTTTAGAAAAATATTTTATTTTTGACGGATGTAAAAATATAGAATTATCTTCTTCAAAATAATCTTTAATAATATCAGGTATATTTTCATATTTAACTCTAATATTATCAAGCACACGACTAATATTAATAATTTTACCTATATTACTATTCAAAAAATTTCTATATATATCAACATTATTTTTAATCATAAAATTTGACAATTTACTAGAATCAATTATCACATAATCTCCTATTTTAATATCTATTAAAGAATTCCAATTGAAACTTTCAAATTTTTTTAAATATTTCATTTTTTATATATTAAAATTTTTAGCTAAAAATATTTCAGGATATTGTTTATATAAGTAATTATATAATTTTACTAATTCATCAATATCATATTTTTTTATATCGTCAATAGATTTTATAATAATATTATCAAATTTTATAATACTCAATTTATTTAATATAATAGGAATAACACTATTCAATTCTGATATTTTATTTAATTTTAATGTTAATGAATCTATTATTTCATAATAATAATTTATAGTATTATCAACGTCTTTTTGTGAAGTTAATTCTTTTAATTCAAAAACAATATTACGATCGGTATCATCAATAAGAATATCAATAGGTAAATTTAAATTTTCTTCCCAATAAGGAGTTGCAAATATTGTAATATTATCAGAATCCCATTCAAATGTATTACTCATGTTATCAAAATAAAATTCAAATCTATTAATAATTTTTTTATCATTTTTAATTTTATCTTGAAGTATTTCGACATAATCTTCATGAACACTTTCATTAAATCTTTTCAATTTCATATTTTATATATTAAATTTTTGAGCTTTCAAATACGCTTCTACATTTTTTTTGTCACTAGAAAAATATTTAATAGTATTTGTATTAAGTATAGCATATTTATCATCATCAAAATGTTTTTTTAATTCTTCTGGAATATTAAAATACTCAACCCAAGCAAGATCTGTTATTCTACCGTAATTATTTAACTTACCAATATTATTATTTATAAAATCGTTAAATTTTTCATTCATTGATTCACAATAAACTACGACATAATCACCAAGAATAGGCAAATTATTATATTTTTCATATATTTTTAAATACTTCATATATTAAATTTATTTACTACTTGCCTTAAATTATGTCTATCAATTAGTTCTTTTTTTGAATCTGACATATCAAAAATATCTGTAATATCTAATGTAATAGTTCTTCCTACACCGAACCAATCATTAAGAGTAAACGGTATATTATTATATTTAACATCTATCTCTTGGATACCAGAATAACTAGTAGTTATATTAACAATTTCACATATTGTATTATTTAAATATTCGACAAGAGTATTTTTTTGATTATCAGATAAAGAATATCCAAAATCTTTAAATTTAACGTTTAATATTACATAATTTCCTATTTTGACATCAGATTCTTTAAATGCTTCATATATTTTTAAATGCTTCATAGCATTATATATAAAAAATAAATATTTAATTTAATATATAATATCATGAAATATATAAAAACCTTTGAAGATTTACGCAACACAGAAATATCAATCATGAATTTAATGAATGACTGCATAACATATAATATTGATTTTTTTGATTTAATTTCTGAAATGATATTAAATCATATGATAACATTTCAATGCTTTAAAATTTATAAGTATGATTTTAATTATTTAACTATAAATAAAAGTATAACTGGGAGGTGTGAAGATATTAAATTAGTAGATGAACTATCAAGTACTTATGAATCTGATATATTAGTAAAAATGAATAATAAATGGTATGAGTTGACAGATCGGAAAATAAATAAAACTCAATCATTCACTTTATATAATCATAAAAAAGGCAAGTTAGAAACTGAATTAGAATTAGCAAAAAGCACTAAAAAATTTAACATATAAAAAAGAGAAATGATTTAATCATTTCTCTTTTTTATTCATTTCTCCTTTTTATTATTTTTAATACATTCATCTAAAAAATCTCTAGCTTCTTGAATTTGATTCATAATATCATCTAAAGACTTTTGTTCTTCTTCAGATACTGGTTCTTGTAAATTCTTACTCAATTCAGTCATATCTAAAAGTTGGTTTTTTAAATCATCCTTCTGTTTTTGTTCTATCATAATTTTTTATTTATATATTATATATTTTCAAATTTGTTTATCTTTCCATATAAATTTTAATTGTCCAGAATCATAAATTCTATAAATTTTTCTTTCTAACATAATCTCACTTTCAGTTTTTTCACTTGAATATCCTTCTTTTATTAAAATAGATTTGCCAAAATTAAATCTATTTTTACGAATACCATCAATAACATAAGAATAATTAGATTGAGATTTATGTACTAATTCAAATCCTAAATTTTCATATATTTTATCATAACTCCAACTTCTATCAAAATATGCTATAATTTCCGTTGGTTCATAATTTATAACAAAATATTTGAATAATTTATCATATCCGCCAATAATATTAGTATTTAACTTATTACAAAATCTTAATAATTCATATGATTCAATATTATTTTCAAAATTCATTAAACTAATTAATTCATTATTATGATATAATCCTATTTTAATTTGTGAATCTATAAATCCTTGAATATGATTTTTTTCTAAAAAATCTTTAATAACTTCACTATTAGTTATTTCTTTTATATCACAATCATTTACATCTATAATATTTGTTTTTATACTTAAAATATTTAAAATATTTGATTTTACTATATCATTTTTATACATCCAATCATCTTCCCATATATGAATTAATTTAATACCATTTTCGTCACATAATTCAGTCTTTTTTAAATGATAATCACTTGATTTGTGCTGTTCATCATGCCAATAAATACCATTAAATTCAAATGCAATATTTATTTCTGGTAAATAAATATCTAATTCAAAAGGATAAATAATTTTTTTGCTATTAACTACTATTTCGTCTTTATAATGTTTTTGTATAAAATTTAATAATTCGAATTCACTCATTGAAGTTTGATTGAAATGTTCTGGAAAGCATTCAGTACATTTATAATTAGCAAATTGCTTTCTAGATTTATATAATTCAAAACTAATTTTAAATGTATGATTTTTTCCAACATCACAATTCATCAAATATTCTCTTGTATCATAATCAACATCAATTATATTATTATCTTGATTCAATATTTTATTATTTTTAATAGTATTTTTTCTTTTCTTTTGTGCTCTGTCTAATATCTCTTTATTTTCATAAGGATTAAATACTCCATAATTTTTAAATAATGTTTCTTTAGATTTTTTATAAAAATCTTCATTTTGAAATGTATATTTTACTCCATAACGGGACATCATAGTATTAGTATAATTTTCTTTATAATTACTTTTTTTAAATGATTCGATTCTTCTTTTTACAATTTCTTCTGAATCGTTTAAATTATATACACCATAATTTTTAAATAATGTTTTTTTAGATTTTTCTTGTATTTCAATATTTTGCATAGGACTATTACCGCCATATCTTTCCTGATTGGTTTTTATCATTTTTTCTTTAATATCATTATTCATTCCTGGTGCTTTAGTTCCATATTTTATATATGAATTATCTTCTTTTTGTTGTTTAATATTCGGATCTTTACTCGTACAACCTTTAGAGCAATGTTTATGATATCCTATCGTTGAATTCTTAAACTTAACTATATTATTACAATTTGGATTTGAACAATATAAAATTTCTTTTAAATCATTAACATAATGATAAATTTTTTCTTTAAAAGGTAAATCTATCAATTTATCACTACTACAAAATTCTATAACATCTTTAAAAATTTCAGGATAATTATTTTTAATGTATTTCTCATTATACATTTTTCCTGATGTACCATTTTCTTTTTTTATTTTTTCTATATTTTCTTCTTTATTCATAAACTTTATATATGTTTCTATTTCTCCTATATATAAATATTTTAATATAAAGTTTATAAAAAAAGAGAAATAATTAAATTATTTCTCTTTTTTTCATTATTATTTATAATTAATTAGCTACCAACTGATGAAAATCCCATAGATTGTATATCACCTTTCTTCATTATTGTAATATTATTAACAATAATACCCATTCCTTTTATCAACTCTACATACGTGTCAATTACGCCCATCTGTAAATCTATAACATAATCAGTATTATTACTTTCATCACAAACATTCCAAAAGTCATATAATGCGTTGTTATCCAACATATCTTTACAGATTTTATTAGCATTGTATTTGATTTCGGAACGAATTTCTGCAGTATTAAATTGCCATTGATATTTTAATAGCATATCGTACATTCTATTTTCAAGTTCAATAAGAACTTCTCTTGAATGTAAGAAGCTAAGAGATGAGTATGGAAATACTTGTGCTGATGCATCGTCATTAATACAATATCCATTATTTAATTTATATACAATAGGATTTGCATTCATGCCATGTAAATAATCAAGATCAGTATCATTAAAGTCCATTTCAGTTTTAGTTATAGTTTGAACTCTACCATTAGTAATACCAGCGCATATTGTCCAAGGCACCATACCTGCTGTATTAGATACAAACTTTTGCATATAAGTTGTTGCTGCGTAAGATGCAGGCGGAACCCATTTTGGTACACCATTATCATATATTCTTATATATGGGAAGAAATAACCAACACAACTTCTACCATCAACAGAAACATTATCTACAGCGTCTGTATAAGGTTGAGCAAATTGATAATAATAATCTGGATTTTTACTATCATCTGCTCCAGCAGCAACATATTGAATATTTAAAGTATAATCGTCATTTATAAATGATGGATTAGTTGAATTTTTAAATATTTTAGCTGATGGCATACTTATAAATCCTAAGCAATTAAGTTTCAATCCACAAACATTAGCAAGTTGTTGTTTTGATCCATATCCGTCCATTGGAGTCAATCCTAATCCAAATGAATCTACAAGATATCTCCATGATATTTTATTTTTATCTGCCAGAGCCTTTCCAAGATTTGTATCAATATCAATAATATCCAATATTGAATTTTGTCTAATATCAGTACCATCTGGTATAGATGCTACATTTACTGTAAAAGGCGATAATACCAATGCTTTATATTCATCAACATATTCATCAATTTCTGGATATGTAAATGTTTGTAATGATGTAGTACCACTTGGATTTAATGAATTATAATTATCAATTTTAATAGGAGAATCTGTATAAATATATTTATTATTAACATTTGTTGGATCATTTTTAATATTTATAATTCTAGTTATTTTTCTTGGAACAGATCCTTCTAAATATCCTTCTCCATTAGGTGCAGTCCAATATGATTCATCATAATAAGCGGTTAAAAAATTACCTATTGTTATTTCTGAATATCTATTTTTATCTATAGATATTTGTCTACAATCTGTAAGATCATCACCGTACCATTGATCGATTTGAACTGATTGTTTCCAATTAGATCTATCGGAATATACTATTAAACTATAATTATAATAGTTAGAATTATCCCAATCTGTATGTGAAACACTATATGTTATTGGAGGATTGATTGCAGATAAAAAATTGACAGTTAATATATTATTTTGATCAATAAACATATCCAAATATATCTTAGTTGTCAATCCACTATTATTATTAACATAAAAATAATCATCGTTATTAATATTACCATTATAATAATCTAAATAAAATTGAGAATATGTTGCTACAATACCATTAGTTCCTGATGATAAAACAGAATTTATAGTTACCAATGTATTAGTATCAACAAAATTTTCATGTAACAAAAATTCATTGTCCACATAATATAATAAAAATGTATTACCTGAATGACATAAAGCAGGAGAATCACTATCAATATAAATTTTAATATTCGCATTTTGTAATGAAGTAGCCTCAGTTGCTAAAACTGAAACAACAGGATCTTTATCTCCACCAATAAAATCACCACTTGTTTGATGAATAAAAACGCTCTTTGCAGTAATATTTTCATATATTTCATAAAAACATTGAGCTAATCTAAGATAATTATAATCATTATAAATTCCTGTTTGACCAGATGTGCCATTAAATTGAATATTCATATAATTTTGTGTATCAAAACCATCAGTAATTACTGATTCATATCCTGTTGTAGTTCCAAGAGCAATATAACCATTAGTTCCTACAGATATAGAATTATATGTTAATGTTGCAGTTAATCCAGAATTTAATATATACACATATCCTAAAATTATAGTACTATCTAAACTATATAAATAATCTGGTAAAATTGCTCCTGTATTAGAATTAGATTCTGTTCCTTTTAGCACGTTAATAGTATTATCATTAGTAAGATAAAGAACATCATATCTTGATCCATTTGGATATGAAACACCATCTGATGCATTAACAACAAATGTATTACCAGTAATAAGTACTCCATTTAATACATAATATGCGTTAGGATCAATAGTAAACGTTGTTAATAAAGTTGTTCCTGTTGTTCCTGTTAATGATGTTGTATTACAACTAACACCAAATATATTTCCATTCACATATGCACCTGATCTAACATCTACATTATTTGACACAAAATCTTGATTATAACTATCATAATTATTAGTAATAACATTATTAGTTGAATCCAAATATGTTTGAGAATATGATATTTGTTCATTAAGAATTGTATTATATGACATAAAATTAATACTACTAACATCTTCTCCAACAATTGTTCCACCTATAATATCCAAACTACTTACTCTAAAATCAGCTTCAAGTAATACATCTTCATTATATGTACAGAATAAACCAGTTTTATCTGTATCATTATTTATAATATTTTTAATGTACATATCTCTATTATTCAAATCTTTAAAATATGGAATTAAAGAACAATCATAATTTGCAAGAACAGATACAGTACTTTCATTAAGAAATGAAGATACGTTATTTTTAATTAATCCATTTTTATCAAAATACTTACCATATGTAGTATCATTAGATAATGTTTTATAATCTGACCAATCACCAGCTACTACAATGATAGTTACTAAATAATCTGAAATCCAATCTCTATAATCAAGATATGATGGTACTTTTGTTCTATCACCGTACCATGATTCTGCTGTAACATCGAAACCAGTTATAGATGATTTAAACATAAATATACTAATATCTGTATATCCCATGTTTGTTATATGAAAAAGTCTATCAGTATCTTGAACACCATAATTATTTGCTTGTACAACATTTAAAAATGAATCAGTATCTCTTTCCCAGAAAGCTTGTCTATTATAAAATGATTCATAAGCAGATCTTATAACATTACTATTTTGAGATTTTACACTTGCTGACACACCTATTGATTGCCAGTCCACTTTATCTCTATTTGGATCTGTTGCTAAAAGATTTAACGCCCAAACAGGACCGCTTTTTAGCATTTGTTTAACTGTTTTATGAAAAAATGATCCCTTATTTTCTAATCTAGTATCATCATCTCCAAATATTGTACTAAAATCTGTAGGATTTGTAACATAAAGTGGAGTATTAAAAGGACCTTTTTTTGAAAAACCAGGAACTAAATTTATTAAAACATTTTGTACTGGAAGTTGAACAATACTCTGGTCAATTTCCTCAAAGAAAATACCTGGTCTTTTGTATTTTCCGAAATCTGCGTCTTTTATTGGCATAATTTAAAAATTATTTTTATGTATATATTAAATATTTTTATAAAAAAACTATTTGTTGATATTTACTTTTTACGTACGATATATATTAAATAGTTTTTTTGAAAAATAGCTAAAAAAGATGCAAAATAAAACATGATATTATTTTTTTTATCCAATTTTTTTATTACCTTTATATAAACAAACAATAAAAAACATTTATGTTGTATAACAATAAGTTTAATGAAATATGAAAACATACACAGACAGAAAAATGAAATATACTTCAATTGAGCCAGATTCATATTTGGTAGGATATGACAAATATAACAAACCAATATTTACTGATGATATAATATTTAATACATGCTATTTTTTTGGAATAAAATTTGAAAAAATAATAAAAGGTTATCATAAAAGTGATAGTGAACTTAAACAAAGCATAAGAGTTACAGATGAAGAATTTATTAATTTTGCAAATTATTTCAATCCATTTAATTATTTGGAGAAAAATCGTATAATATACAAACCTATAATTGGAGATGCTGTTGAATTATTATCGCATAGATATAAGGGTACAATAATAAATGCAGAAGATATTATTTATGTTGATGTTCAATATAAAAATTTCATAGATAAACACCTACCAATTTACGAGCTTAGATTCGAAGAAAATATAAAAAGAACAAGAAGAAATAAATTAAATAAAATAACAGAATCTTAGATATAAATTACATGATGTTAAGTGAGCTAAAAACGTTGACTTTTAAAATGATGAAATATATAAATTTATAAAATAAGAAATGAGATAATTAACTAAATTAATATTAACAATTAAAAAATAAAAATAACAAAAACAGAAAATAAATTATAATAAATATCAATTATAGAAATAAAAAAATGATTATAATAAAAATAATCAATATAGGATAAACTTATATAAAATTCTAATGTTGAACGAATTAAAATTATCAGTACATAAATTATTGATGTATCATAAAATGAATTAATTTCTCAACGATCATAACTATGCAACATAGTCCTACTCAAGTGGTAGGTATGATAGAATTATATAATATCCAAAAATAGTTAAAAAATGTATTTTTTAAAAACAAACCAATACATTTTATATATATAACAACTCAAATATAAACTTTATGACATCAACTAAAAATAATGAACTTGAAATACAGTTCGAAGCTCGCACAGGTATAAATTTTCAAGATTTTTATAAAAATCACAAACCTAAATTAATATGGTATATCACAAAATATACTAAAGATTCTGGAATAGCAGAAGATCATGTAGAAGATGCATTTATTCAAGCATTACTGAATATTGAAACATATAAAAGACCAGATGAAGGAGGAGCACAACTAAATACTTGGATTTATAAAATAGCAGAAAATATTGTCAAAAAAGTACACAAAGATAATGAAAGGTTACCAACAGATTCAATTGATAAAGATTTAGCAATAAATTTTAGTTTATCTAATGTGATAGCATATGATGATAGCAAAAAACCAATAGAAGAATATAATATTTTTGTTAAAAAAGCATCTATCATAAAAGATGCTATATACAATTTACCAGAAAAAGATTCAAAATATAAAAAAGTTCTTATAATGAGAGAAATCGAAGGTATGCAATATAAAGAAATTTCAGATGAACTAAATATAAATCTATCTACTATAAAATCTCAAATTAAAAAAGGAAGAACAATAATTAGAAAAAAAGTAGAAAAAAAATTCAAAGATATAGATTATAATGAAGGTTAAAAATGAAATAATTTCATATGAATCATCTTCAAAAATTGTAAAATTGTGGAGAAATAGATGGTATTTATATGCCATCTTTCTTCATATTAAAAATTTTATAAATTTGCAATTATGGATAGACTATTTAATAAATAGCGGAATTTCAATAAATGTAGTAAATAATGGAATTTCTAATGATTCTGCTAAACTTAGAAAAAAATGGAGAGAAATAAAAACTCTCGTAGAAATAAATAAAATGTATAAATTTTCAACAAAAATAGAAAGAGACGATTAATCTAATAATCAGATATTTAAATAATAACTAAAAAATATCTCAAATTTATATTCATTTAATAAAAAAAATATATTATCTTTGTACCTCAATATAAAACTATTTTTTATGAGCAATACTAATGGATATGATTTTTCATCTAAAAAGAAATCAATTAAAGAACTTCTTGATACTCCTGAATATAGAGAATATAAGAGTAAAAAACAAAAAATTCAAAAACGAAGAGAAACAACTTATAAATTCACATCTATTGGAAATTCAACAGACGTCATAAAGTATTTAATCATCATAAATACTATAATATTTATAATTAGTTATTATTTCATACCATCTTTAATAGATAAAGGAGCTATTTATAATATATCCAGTCCAGATTTTCAGCCATATCAAATAATAACATCAATGTTTCTACATGGTAGTATTATACACTTACTTGGTAATATGCTTGCATTATGGTTTACTGGTAATTTTATAGATAAAACAATCAGTAGTAAAAAATTCTTAATATTATATTTCTTAAGTGGTATTTCTTCAAGTATATTATGCATGTTTCTTAGTCCAGTTCCTGCAATTGGAGCATCAGGAGCAATTAGTGGAGCAATGATAGCACTTTTATTTTTAGCTCCAGAATCAAAAATTTTTTTGTTTTTTGCTATACCAATGAAAGTGAAGTTTTTTTTATATGGATTTGCAGCATTTTCATTAGTATTTGGATTACTATCTATGATAAATCCATCATTAGGATTTGGAATCGCACACTTTGGACATCTAGGAGGACTAATTGGAGGATATTTAATAATGCTATATTGGAAAAATAAAAAACAAATTCATACATATTAATAATTATATCAAATAAATGTAGTATCTTTGTAGTGTAATTATAAATAATATAATATGAAAACAAAATCAGGCTATGAAACTAACGGAGATTATATAAAATTCAAAAGTGGATTTACATCATGTTGGAATGTTGAAACTCAAAATGATATTCAACATTTTAAAAATGAATTAGATGCAGATATGCACATAATTATAAAAATAATAGGATGTGAAAAAGGATATCTAACTTGTAAATATTATACAGAACAAATACAAGGTTGTCAAAATTGTAAAATAGGATATAATTCAAATTGCTCAAATATAAAAAACCATATACAATAATTATAAATAATATCATTATGAAAAAAATATTTATTATTCTATTAATATTAATTCCTATGTTTACATATTCTAATGTATCAGCAAAAGAAAAAGAACTGGATCCAAAACAAGTAGTTAAAGATATCAATGATAACAAAAAAATCATGGACGACACATTTGTAATAGGAAAAAAAGGAGTTTCAATTATAACTACTGAAATTCGTGTATATGGATTAAAAGAAACAATAAAAGCAAATTCAAATATATTTGTACCTGTATTTATATTTATTGTTTTTTTCTTACTTTATCTAAAAAATAAAGAAAAATAATAGGTGATTAGAAAAAATTGTAGTACTTTTACATATAAATAATAAACAAATAATTAAATAAATAAATATGATAGATTTTTATAAATACGTAATTCCAGATCAAATGCACGAAAAGCTTACTGAAGCAGTAGTGGCTATGATGGCAACTGGCAATTTACCATACTATGGTGAATTCGCTTTGTTTATTAATTTTTTCGAAAGTAAAAACAATCCTTATATTCCTACAGCAGGAGTTAATGTTACTTCCGCTGGTATGAACTTTTATTGGGATAGAAAATTTATAGACTCTCTACCACAACCTGAAATAAATTTTCTGCTAATACACGAAGAATTCCATATTCTTTTTTCACATATTAAAAGAAGCGTAGGATATAATCAAAAAGATGCTAATATCGTTCAAGATATGATTATCAACCAAATCATATATGACGAAATTATGAAAAAACAAGGTCTTGGTATAGGAGCTAAACCTTTTATTGATATTCCAAAAGATGAATTGAAAAATAATAGTGCTCTTATGGTTCCTAAAGATTATAAAGGAGAACAAATATTTGAAGACTTATACGAATGGTTTGTCAATAAAAAAAGAGAATGGCAAGAAAAAAATAAGGAAAGCATTAAAAAAATGCAAGGTCAAAGTAATAAATGTTCTAAATGTGGATCACCTATGAACCAACCAGGAGAAGAACATCAAGATGATGAAGGTAAAGAAAAAGGACAAGGTAAAGGTCAAGAAGGCGATGGTGAAGGTCAAGGAGGTGATGGTGAAGGTCAAGGAGGTGATGGTGAAGGTCAAGGAGGTGATGGTGAAGGTCAAAGCAATAGCAATAAATGTCCAAATTGTGGGCATGAACACAAAAATAATCAATCTCGTCAAGGAAAAACTGATACATCTGGAAAAGATAGATATGGCAAATATGGCAAAAATGATGCAGAATGCTATTCTCTTGAAACTATTTTTGAAGGTGAAGAACGTCAAGAACAAAATACACTTGATGTACATTTAGGAGATGATATACCTCAAGAACTAAAAAGAGAAATAGTTGAAGGAGTTATGTCAAGATTGAAAAATCGTGGACTTGAATCAGGAGATGTTGATGCTATTCTTAATAAACTTAGAAAAACAAAAAAAGATTACCTGAAAGAAATTAAAAGAGCGATGAGCAGTCATGTTTTTGGTTCAAAAAAAGAAAAAACCATAGTACGTCCTAATAGAAAAGGTATACAAGGATTAAAAGGTCATAAAAAATTCAAAAATGAAATTAATGTTCTTCTTGATACCAGTGGATCAATGAACGGTGAATTTGAAAAAGTTCTTTCCTATATCTTTCAGAATGACATCGAAATTAATTTAATACAGTGCGATGCGCAGATTCAAAAGGTTTTACATATCAAAAATAAGAAAGAAATTGAAAAAATGAAAATTTCCGGACTTGGTGGTACCACACTTATGCCGGGGTTGGACTTTATTTCAGATCCTAAAAATAGAATTTCAGGATTTAACAATGTCATATTAACAGATGGATACACAGATTCTTTGGATTTTAAAAATATTAAATCAAGAACATTAATATTATCGACTGCAGAAAAATGTCCTATTACATTTGATAATGGAAAAGTAAAACAAATTGTTAATGTTGGTAAACAAGATTAATAATAATTTTTAAATAAAAAAAAGAGAGTTATTTTAACTCTCTTTTTTTATTATATCACTTATTATTATCAATTTCATTTTAATTAATAATTTTATATCATAAATTTTATCTTTTTTCTTAGAATTTATTGATCTTTTTGTTATGCACAAATTATTAATATCTCCTATTATTTTAGGATCTATATTATTTTTAAATCCAAAATATTTTGGTATCTTATGATCAACTGATGGGTATAATGAACAACCTGAGTCATAACTTAAATTATTTTTTATATATTCATTATCGTAATAATCAAAACCATTCCATTTATAAAACAATTCTTTTAAAAATATTCTAGTATAGTTATTCACTTTTCTTTTATATAAATAGAAATCTGTTCTATTATCATCTACATTATTTTTTAAATGAGTTTCTTGTCTTTTTAAAATAAATTCTGGAACTGAACCATTGTGTAGATATCCATATTTATTACTACAAGTTTTTTCACTTTTTTGTTTATATTCTTCTGTTTTAGTAAAACTATCTACTCCATATTTTAATATACAAGTTTTTCTCCTTTTATCTACAATTTTATTTTTATTATCATCATCTTGATATATCATTATATGACTATTTTTTATTTTATTTTTAATTTCATCATTTTCAGATGCATTTTTAAAACCATATTTTTCTAAACAAGTTTGTTCTTTTTTATTTTTTATATTAATATTTTTTAATGGAATTGAACTTCCATATTTATCAATCATAGTTTTATTTCTTTTCTCACAATTAGAATAATTTTCATCTCCATATTTTTCTTTATTAGTTATTTTAATTTTTTCAAATTTACATTTCTTACAAACATAAAAATTATTTTTAGATAAACATATACTATAATCATGATATTTTATATTAGTTATTTCATTACAGTTTTCACACTTACAATTAACTCTAACATTAGATGATGTTGTTAAATCTTCAACTTTAACTAACAATTCACATTTACATTTAGCATCATATCCTTTATCTATATAATGTTTAATACTGTGATTATTAGGTTTTACTATAACTTCTTTATCAATAATCATTATTATTTTGTTTTATTTTTTCGAATTCTTTTTTGATTATTTTTTCAACCCAATCATTTAATTTTAATGAATTTTCAGTTGCATATTTTTTTAATTCTGTATGCAATTTTTCATCAATTTTCATATTTTTTAGTTTTTTCATATTTTTCATATTTTATATATAAATAATATATAATCAAAAAAGATAAAAGTTTATCTTTTTTTTAAAAAATAGTTTGATTTTACTATGGTATATCAGATTTTTTTATTACTTTTGTAGTACAAAAAACATAAACATGATTTATATACTGATATATTTAATTTTAGCTATAATATGGGCTATTTA